TTAACCTAAACGACCAACGCCACGTTTATAGCGGCGTGAAGTCTTGCGGTCAGACACAGCAACAGATGATCGGTTATCATCATCGGCAGTATCGAAATAATCCGAATGTAAAATTGTCTGCACCATTTCGGTTGTATCGTACATCTGGCGAAGCTTGTCCGATTGAATGTATGTCATACAGTCGATCGGCGCAAGTGAGATCATCGGATTGCTGTACGAAAGATCATAATCTTGAGCATCATAATATGTTACGTTAACGCAACGTGTGAACGGGTGCGGAAAATAACTGCTACACACACGAACAGTTGTAGCGACGTCACGAATCTGTTTATCGACAAAGTGCCAACGTTGCGATGTACCGAATAGAACAACGTGCCGATGACGCACCTGGCAAAAATATTGAAACAATGCCTTCGACATAGATTTTCCGTTACAAAAATCACGACTATTAAGGATAGTGCCGATTTCATCGATCAAGATAATCGTGTTATCTGCACAGGAAAAAATATCATCAACGCTATTCAGCGATTTAATAACCGTGTGCTTCGGAAAACCGGATACCTTGATATTGGACAAAACCTGAACCTGCGGAAACCGCTTACACAGCTTGAATGCCGTATAAACCATAGAAGAAGTCTTACCGGCGCCGAATTTAGATGTGAATATATGTATACCCCAGCGGTCGAAATCCTTGTAGCGCTTTTCTTTGTAATACATAAATCGATCATGCACTTGATAAACCAGGAACACTGGTAATCTGATCAAGTTAGAAAAAATCTTACGGAAGAAAACAATTATAGCCATAAAATCACCACCTATAACAATCGGTTTCGCCGACCAAGAAAGATACTAGGCATCTTCATAATAAAAACAAAAATACCGATACCGATAGCCAGGCGAACAAAATTATTAATCACATCGACAACAGTCAACATATCATATGACCATCCGAACATGTCTAAAAAAACTGCTACAACATCTGTCATTTTGTTAATCCTTTCACGAGAATGAATAAAACTGCCAAAAGTAACAAAGAAAACAAACAAACTTCAGACAGCGATAATGAATCAAGCTGACGAAGTAAAATAGATCCGGAAGAAGAACCTATCATAAAATCACATCCTTTAAAAATGTTTGATATGGCAACGAAAAACTATTACCGGACAGAATAGCAGCAGAAAACTGGTGTGCAAATGCATTTGCTATACCCGGAAACGTCTTACTGCGCATTTTTTTAGAAGATGAACATACAGATAAATACGGAACAAATGATTCGCAAATATCGGTAGGAACTAATTTAGGTAAACCCTTAGTCCAAAGATACGTTTTTTTCGAAAAAGGATCACCAAAAAAATACGGCTGAATAACCTGTGTAGGATATGGCAAATCACAAATATGCATAGGAACAGGATTTTCGATACAAACATGATCACAATTACAATTATAAAATCGCATAAAAAATTCGCGCGCAGCTAACATATTTTTATACCGATCATAATCAATTTGTTTAGGTTTAACAAACATTCTGACACTGCCAGCTTTCGACAAAAACGTACACGGCGGGTGTGCGATAATCAAATCCCATTTCCCGGTAATATTATGTCGGCGACCATCACATGTAACAAATGATGTATTACCATCTAAAAATGGTAATACGTCAGATTGAATATGAAAGCCAGGTCTTCCGCCAGAACATTTCTGAACGTCACACGAAAACGCTCGAAAACCTAATTTTCGAAAAGCAATCGTTACAACCTGCGATTCTTCACAAGCAACAAGCACATTCACAAAACATCAACACCTAATCGAAAATTTTCCAAACAACATAAGCAACAAGTACCGTTAGTAGCTGTCCTATTATAATATCGAAAATCGACACAGAAAACGGTCCGAAGTCAATTGGAATCTGAAGGACAGATACAACACCATTGATCAACTGTTGAATATGTACAATCATAAAATCACCTACCTAACAGTCGTAATACAACGATTAGCGACAATCCAAGTAGTATGATTGACCATATAGCTGGCGGAAACAATGCCCAACAAGACTGGAAGAACACACCAACGGAAGCAATAGAAGTTCGCAGACTAACGATAATGTCAGAAATGTTGATATTAGCAAGCGAATTGTTATAATCAGTATCAATAATATCATTAGGATTATCGGTATCCAATTTACCGCCGTTGGAAGAAGATCCACCTGTATAACCGTTATTATTTTCAATATCGCTATCCAGGTCAGCAGAATTATCATAATCGGTGATATTGGTGCCGTAACCGCTATCTGACTTCTGAAAACCGCGCTGAGAACTAAAATACGCAACATCAAGCAATTTGCTTTCAGTAACATCTATGATTTCCAGTTTATAAAGCGTATTTGGTACAACCGATACATAATCGGAAAGACACAAACTAACCGCTTTAGAAACGGTCGATGAACCTTCGGAAAAGTTCATATTATCCGAAGTTAATGTACGAATATCATCATACGATAAAGTATCGTATTCCTGTACAAGCTTGTTTTGCGCAGCTAACATAACATATCCGGTAACGTCTTTCTTTGGCACATTTAAAAATAACGCACCAATAGGAGTAGCAGCGCCAGCGATAGAAACAACAGCTTTAGTGCCTAAAGAAGCAGCAGCTTTAAGTAATAAAATAACACCAACGGCATTTGATGCAGCGGAAACTGCTTCTTTCATTTCTTGACGATCCCAAATACCTTTTAAAATTTCGGCATAATTAGAATTACCGGAAATGCGTAAAGCGTATTTATGATAATTTCCTTTATCGTCAATGCGAAAATCTACAATCGGGTACTGCTGGCCGGCCTTAATCCAATCGACTAAATATAAACCACTACTTTCTGTGCCTTTAAAGGATAAAAATTCCGCAGAGGGTAAAGCGCCAGCTTCGGTAAACGTAGCATTTGCTGAAAAAATCGTATCCAAATCAGACCAATTGTTATTGCGATTTTTACTTTGCAAAAATCTAGAAGTGTTGGATACAACAACATACTTAATATCGCTAGGGCTTACATTATCAGCGTATGTATTAGATTTATAATCATAAAAATTAACGCTAAATTCAGTATTGTTTAAGACCCAATCTTTTTTAGTTTGGTCATAATCAGAACGCACATAAACAAGATCATTACTATCCTTAGACTTTTTAATAACAGATTTATAATTTTTATAAGATTCGCCGTTATCGCTTGCTAAACTATTTGTAAAAAAATTAGTACCGTTATAAAAAATTATGCCCCCATTAGAACTGGTAGCAGTATAAACATCAATATAACCATAGCAGTTCCACGAAGAATTAGCTTTAAAAAAATATGTTACATTGTTTTTTACAACAAGCGGTATAACGCAGAATCCATAACCGAACGTATTATAATTTTTTACAAAATCATAAAAAGATAATTCCGTACCTAAGTTTAAACAAGGATAGCCATCAAAATAGCCGGAAACGGAAAAAGACCCTGTTTTAATATCTTTATTAGTGCTTTCGGCGCTGGCGGTTACCTGAAACATCACAGAAGCCAGACCAAGCACAACAGCCAAAGCAACAGCAAAAGAAACAATTCGCAATGCAGCACTTCCCTGCTCTTTCATAAAATCACCCTTTCAAAAATATATAAAAAGTCGGCAAGAACTATAAAATCCTTGCCGACCGTATGTTATCTTGCAGATCGCTTCATTCGTGCGAAAACTGCAACGGACGCACCGACAAGCGAACAACCAACGAAAATCGCAATCACAGGATTCTCCATCATGGCTGAAAAAGCAGAGCCGACGCAAGTTATAGCATTTGTAATGCACGTTGTAATAGTTTCCATCGTCATAATTACACCCCCTTTCAGTTTTCAAGAACTCTTTGAATACCGCCGTAACGGTTCTCGATAATCTCAAAATCAACACCAGCAAGATTTTTCAACCAGTCACCGGAATCATCTTCTTTATAGAAGCCTTTAAAGGCGGATTTCAATGTATCAGCTTCATTCTTTATCTTGTAAGCGTGTACCTGCCTTCCAAATGCGAAATTATCGCTTTCCGGATTTTCAAGTTCTTCTGTACCTTCAAAGTACAACATCAAGTTATTATACTCTATCTCTTTGCCTGTCTGGCGGTCTGTAAAAGATCCGCATTTAACTTCTGCGCCTATCAAAATCATGTTAATCACCTTCCTTTGCTGTGACAGTATCAAGTATCAGCTGATAAAAACCGCCGAACGATAGAATCACAAAATGCGACAGCGAAAGATAAAGGTGATAAACAAATGAATTGAAAGAACAGTAATCAAGATTAGCACATTCAGAATCGTAAGTGAAGCCATCTGAATCTTTCAAAATCGTTGTTACAACATCACCGATAGCATAACTATCAAGAATGCATTCGGGTAAAAGTTTATCACAAACTAAGTCCGGATAAACCGTATACGTCTTTTTTACACTTTCCATAATAACTCCTATCTTGCCGTTATGCACCACGGTCACGGGTAATAATAATCTAAATAACACCATACGGTGTTATAACCAACAACAAAATAATAACACCATACGGTGCGAATGTCAACACCATTTGGTGCTAAAATGCTATAATCTACTTAATCAACAAAAAAAGAAGGTGCAAAATGTGGAAAATTACCAAAGAATAAAAGACCTAAGAGAAGACGCCGACAAAACACAACAAGACATAGCCGACATCTTCGGAATGTACTTAACTACATACAGGAGATACGAGAACGGAGAAAGAGAACCACCATTCAACTTTATATTACGATTAGCAAAATTCTATAACGTGTCAGCTGACTATATAGGTGGTTTGACGAACGATAAAAGAAAATTTTGGTGA